TTAGCCCGCCTGATAGCACGGCCATAACGCCAGCGCCAAAGCCAGCCCATTCCGCTGGACTCATGCTTCATCTGCACCGACGCCATAAGCTGTATCGGATTTATCTAAAGCCCTAGCTGCTGGGCCAGCCAAAGCTGCAACTACTACAGACAGTGCTGGATCTAAACCTAATTCATTACTTGCTAAAAATGTTAAGAAAGATACTAATACCCCACGTGCATAGGATTTTAGTATGGCTTTCTGCTTCTTTGTTATCTTCATATTTTGCCCCCTAGTAGTGGTATATCGAACTCTCTGCCGTCTTTGTCGCCTAACTTTGTAAAGCTACAATGTATGTGTGATCGGTGCGGGTTAATACCTCTGTACTTACGCCATTTCCAATTTAGAATTTTTGAACATATCCGCCCGTTATAGATGACGTATGATATGCGTGCATCCGATTTGGCTGCGATTCTGATTTGGTCAGCCATATAAGGTGCGAGGCTGTCGGATGACTGTAACCTAGCATTAATATCAATTGCTCTGACGACCCCAGACTTGTCTGGATTATGATCCGATTTTCTGGCGGAGTGACGACTATCGCCCAACCATCCTTCTGGACTGGCAGTACTGCGATCTGGAAACCACGTATCAATCTGTTCTCTTAACTGCACACCAGCTGCGCATAACCATGGTTTCATTTGCCACACTTTCTTGAGGGATTGTGCCGTTAGCCTAGTAGTAACCTTGCCTCATCCTCTGTAATACCTAGCCGTTCTAGCAGGGCTGCCTTTTGGGTGGCCTTTGCTTCGGCTTCGGCTTGCCGTAATGCGTAATCTGCTTCTGCTTTTTCTCTTGCTTTTTTCTCAGTAGCAGTTTCATCACGCTCTGTAATAGTTGTTTCGCCAGTTAAAGCATTAAACTCTTTTTCTGTTATTTTCATTATTACTCCTTATGCGCTTGTATAAACATAAACTGTGCCAGAATCTAAATTTCCATTTGATGAAAAAACTGAAATAGAACTTATTGTTGATGCCGAATTGTAATATCCACCGTTTGTCCACCATTCTGCGCCAGTAACATCATTTCCTTGACCAGAAGATTGATAAACTTTTACACCAGACGAATTACAACCTGTAAATAAAATATTACCAGTAACAGTTGCTCCAACAGTATTACCCATTCTACCTAAAGGAATATACCCATCAGTTAATGAAGTTTGTGGATCCCAAACATTTGCTTTATTAAATGTATTAGCAAAATAGGCATAATTAGAACCCGTATCTGCATTTAATCTTATTGCAATGTAAGAACTAGCAGTTGCAGAACTTGCTCCTTGAACTAAAATCATTATTTTATCTTTTCCAGATATTCCAGAAACCGTAACTGTTTGCGCTCCAGTTAATGCTGTTCCACCTGAATTAAGTAAAGACCAATCTGCACCACCACCAGCAGCAGGTGTTGCCCATTTCATTCCTACGCTTTCAGAACTATCCGCTACGAGTGTGGTGCCGTTTGCGCCCACGCCGAGGCGGGTATCGCTAGTTCCAAAGGTATAAAGGTCGCCTTTAGTAGTTAGTGGCGATACTGCGCCTGCTTGTATGTAATCATAAAATATCGCTGCACCTGTAGCTGTAAAGTATAAAATACCTGCATCATTTTGTGGCAGAATTAAACTACCTGCAGTTGCTACTGTGGCTGTACCAGCTGTAACTGTGCAAGCACCTGCACCTAAGTTCTGTATAAATACTGTGTCACCAGCTGCAAATAAACCTGTGTTAACAGTTATTGTGGTTGCACCTGCAGCGTTCATAGCAACAGTAGTGCCAGCATCGGCTGCAACTAATACATAACTTGCAGTCTTAGCGGTTGCAGGCCCGCCACCCATAGCCGTTTCTTGTAGTGAGGTCATCTGTGCAGCTGTTAAAACCTGCCCAGTGGTAAAAGTCTGTTTTGCCATTTTACTCCTTAGTAACTTAGGACATTATAGTCTAAAGTGCCATAAATGCTATTATTTAGGATAAATGCATCTATAACGGGCTCTAGTGTCGTGAATGTGGTTTTCCAACTATTCGGGGTTATTGCCATCCGTACCCCAAAAATCTGTAAGGTTTTATCTATAGTAGATCCGCCAGGCTGAGTAGTAAGCACTGTGATCGGATCAAAGAAATCTAAATCTAAGGCTGCCAATATGCCTGAATTGTAATTAGGCGTGTATAGGTCTAGGACTATGGCATCGCATCTAATAGAGGTTTCTTGCCTACTAGCCACATAAGCCTGGGCATAATCTAAAGCTACTGCATCGGTTTCCATTAATAGATTATTTAAGAAATAACTGTGTAAAAAATACTTGTCGATGCTGGCTTGATTTAAGGCCACCTGTGGCGATCCCGATATTCTCGTGATTGTAGCCTTGTTAAATACTAAAACGTCATTAAGTGTCCAGGTAGCATCAAAGTAATCTATGCCCGATCCATCATCTGCAAAGACTGTCGGTGTGCCACCGATAGAACTAGCTGTAACGCTTCTATCTTGAAATACAAAATTATTATCGGCATCTACATAGATAGCCCCATATTCTGATTCTGTTGCAATTTGTAAAGCCTGTAATGCTGTTCTATTGCTACCAGGATCGTTTTGGAGCGTAGTTAATCCCGCATCAATATCTCGCTGTGATACTGGCCAGTCAATTTCATCTAGTATTTGATTTATACGAGTACCTGATAGATCACCAGCGCTTGCACCAGTAACAGTGCTTATCTGTGCTAATTGGGCTAATCTAAAAGCATCTACAGCTTGTATGGTAGTTATGGCTACCTCATCAAAACTTGAGTTATCTGGGTATGTTGTAACGTAGCTTGTAATAAATCCTGAAAATACAGGATAAGTAACGTTATTATATGTGGCAGTTATCTGCACCTTTTTCATAGGTGTCAGTAATGTAAAATATGGGCTAGCTGGATTCTGTGGGTTAAAATCACCATTTTGATCTACAATGCGTAATGTAAGCGATCCTGTTTGGAATTGATCGCTAAGAGCGGTACGGCCTCGATTAGTTTCTATGCGGTTAATTTGATTTGATACATCTACAATTACAGCTACAGAGTCTGACAATATGTTTACATCTAATTCGCCTGATCCCAAAATCATAGCTTGTGCAAAACTAGGGCCAGTTGAGAAATTTATAAAAGCATTTACTACTGGTACTGTCATAAGAATCCAGCAGGTGTAGTGCTATAACCCGATCTAGTCGCTATCTGTATACTTTCTGCAATAGCCTGACTTAATTTGTCGCCACTACCTGAAGTATCTACAGTTATGCGTATATCCTGTGGCGTAGGTCTTAAACCACTTAGCGGGTCATAACTAAACGAACTACCAATACTTCCATTGGTTATATTAGAACTTAAAGCCCCACCAGTAGTCATATTAAATTTATCTAAAAATTCTTGTATTTTATTATTTGTTGCTCTTGCGGTAGATAAAGCAGCATCGTAAATTAACGAACCACTACCGCCTGTATCTGTTGACCCAGAACCACTACCAGTAGTCATATTAAATTTAGCAAGCATCGCTGCAATACGAGCGTTTAATTCTCTAATTATAGATATGGCCATATCTTCTATGTATGTATCTATTTTGTTAGATAAAGTTTTTACCTTAAATATACCAAAATCCTCTATAGACATACCAGCCAGTCTTGCTTGCTCTGCTAGTTTCTTTAATGCCTCGGTTGCTTCTAGTTCAGCCAATAACTTCTTAGCCATAGCTTCATTCTCATCTAGTATGGCTAGTTGTGCTTTTAAACGTAGTTTAGTTTCTTCGTCTGTGGCTACGTTAAGCGCCTGTGTTAAACCTATCCGCTCTAGGTCAAACTTCTTTTTTAACTCTTCTAAGTTTTTATTTTCTATAGCGTTCTTTTGATTGATAATCTTAAATTCTTCTTTACGTGCTTTAACGAGGTTTCTGCTTATTAATAAATCTGCCCTTGGATTACCAGCACCATAAGTAAAATTAGATTGACCTTGTGCATTTTGTCGACTTTGTGCGCCCATGTTTCTAAATGCTTCTAAATAAGCGCCTACTACTGGTATGGCTTCTAAAGTTAATAACTTATCTAAGCCAGGAAGTTTTTTAATTTTATTAGTAAGTATTGCAATTCCACGGACAGTATCGGCTATGGCTGTTGCAAAATCTTCCATATCGTTACTTAAATTTTCTATAGTGTTATCTTGACTTAAAATGCTTAAAGCATCTACTAAGCCTTCACCAATAATTTTACTTGCTTCATCTGAACTCTTTTTGAACGCATCCATCTTGCCAGCATAAGTACCTAACCTAGCGGCAGCTTGACCTGAGAATCTTTTTTCAAGCTCTTCCATGATTTTATTCATGTCACCAGTAGCTAGTATGCTTTCATCTATACCAGTGTTAAGCCCTCTAATTGCTTTGGTTTGACCTCGTGCGCCAGCTGATATTGCACCTACTACAGTGGCTAGGCTTTGTCCAGTACCAGCGCTTATATCTAAAGCAGCTTCTAAAGACCTTTGTGCTAGATCAACTGATCCAGTAACGTTTAATAGTGTTTGAAATGGTGCACGTAGATCTGTAAGTATTGCGTAAG